ATGATGGGGCACCGAATGCCGCACTCGACATTCAACGCGATGAACCCGGAAATGATCAAGCCCGACGTGATTTTCCAGCCCGGTCCAGGCGACGTGAAGATCGAAGTCTGGTGCAACCAAGAGGCCTACATGAAGGCCAAGGAATCGCTCGGCGGCCGCTTTCACCCGACAATCGCCTCGATTATCCGGTGTTGCATGGCCGGAGATCCAGTCATCGTCGACGGCCAGCAGGCGGCGGAACTCCGCAAGCTCGGCATCCGTAACGGCCAGGAGATGCTGGTCGCGGCGAAGGAAAACAAGGAATTGGCCGGCCAACTGCAAAACATGACCGACAAGGTGATTGAGTGGGAGAACCGGGTAGCTGGGGCGCTGGCGCACTCGCTCTAACCCCATCCGCAAATTTACCCACCGCAAACCCATTCCAAAACCCGTAGAATCGCGTACACTTGCAGCCGATGGCCGACTTGGGAGAGACACCGGAGCAGCGACTTGAGGCAGAAGTTGTCTCCTGGTCCGATGCTGTGTACGACGAAGCGGAGCGCGATCTGGCGGATTCCCGCGAGATTCGACTCGTCTCCAAACTCATCGACTACATCTCCGGGAATCAATGGAATGCCAAGGCGCGCTACGGACGCTCCCGGCCGACCGTCAACCGGATATTCCGGTTTTTCACCGAAATGACCGGGTTGCTCACCGACATTGAGCCGGACTTCCAAGTAAAATTCCACAACGAAGACGAGCAGTGGCAGGCGCTGCAAACCCTCTTGAACGAGATGATTACGATGTGGGCTCAGGTCTCGGACTTCGAGATGGAGCTTACCCAGACGGTCATGTGGGCGCTGCTCAACACCGGCTACGGCAAGGTCCAATGGAACTCCGCGCTCAATGGCGGCCTGGGCGACAACGAGTTCATGCCGCTCGGCCCGCTAAACGTGATGAGCATTGGATCCGGCAACAAGTTTCAGGACGAGGAATGCGTCATTGGCCGCTGGCCGACGACTATCGAGTCCCTGGTCCGCACCTTCGGCGAGGTAGCGCGCGGCGTGATTCCCGACATCGAGACGGACGGACCGGCTTCCGAGGCAACGCGCCCTGGGAAAATCTCCGAGGCGAAGTGGGCGGCACTCAACCCGCAACTCAAGCGGCTGCTCGGAAAAGCAAACCCGTCATCCATGCAGAGCAAGAAGACGCGCTACCCCCGCGCTATGCTCAAGCAGTTCTGGTTCAAGGACAGCACGATTCACCGCGGCAGCAAAAGCCTTCTGGTCGGCGACGAAAAGTACAACTGGTCGTATTGGGTCGAGCCGGGGATGCCGATCTACCCGCGCGGCCGGTTCCTGATTATTGCCGGCGGCAAGGTGCTGCAGGACGGTCCCAACCCCTATTGGCACAGCATGTTTCCATTTGCCAAGCTCCGGCTGATCCGGGTGCCGTGGTCTTCGCACGGAATCAGCGCCCTTGACCCGATTGCCGCGATGAGCGACATCACGAACCGCATCAACGGTGGAATCATGGACATGATCCGCGCCGCGATCGAGCCGCGCATTGTGGCGCCGAAGGCGGCGTTTGCCCAATCGGTATGGGATTCCATGGACCCCGGAGCGCCAGGTTCGAAGATGATGTACAACAACAATTCGCCGAAATCGCCAGAATTCCCAAAGCCCCCCGAGTTGCCGGCCTACGTCCTCCAAATGAAGGAGGGCATCGACAAAGAGCAGGACATGAGTTCCGGCGCGTCCGCCATCAACCAGGCGGCGCAGAAGAAGCAGGTCCCCGGAGGTGATTCACTCGAAATGATTATGAACTCGAGGTCGATCCCGATCCGGTTCATGGGCCGCGGCCTCTCCAGTTTCCTCACGGAAGTCGGAACGATGGTCGCCGCGAACAATATGCAGTTCTCAACTTCGAAGTCGCGTATTGCCAAGTTTGGCACAAAAGGTCTGACCGATTCTGATTTCGAGCCGATGTACGGGCAGTTCCTCAGCCACGGCATGACCGGCGAAGAGCTCGTCCGCCAGATGCTCTTCAATATCCGCAAGGGCAGCCTGCTGGGGATCGAGAAGCAGGACGAGGTTAATGTGGCCTTTGCAATGGTCAAGATGGGCGTATTGAGCCGCAAAGCTCTCTACAGAAAAATGGGAATTCCAAAGAGCGAGCAGGACCGAATCGAGGCGGAACTCAAAGAGGAAGCGATCGAGAAGATTAAACTGGCGCAGGCAGCGGGAGCTGGTCAACAGCACGGCCATGGCCATAAATAAAATATTTTCTGTATTTTGCGTTGCAAACCTACCAAATTTCCAGATTTATGGTAGATGATTCTTTTCGAGGCAAGGCGAAAGCCAAGTCTGACGAAGGTGAAGGCCTTCTAAAAAAACCGACCTTTCTCGAAAGGAGATTCCTCATGCGCAAGAAGCACCGCGGAGGCAAGAAACGTCACGGCGGTCGTCGTGGCTCGAAGCGCGAGAAGTAGATTCTCGCGTAGTCAGATCCTCACCATCTAACCGGGGCCGGGCAACTGGCCCCCCTCACAACTCTCAGGAGCCGCTACCATGGCGAAAAATGAGCGCGTAAGCGAAGAGACGTTTGGCCCGCCGATCGTACAGGTGCCGGTGAGCAAGGGCCGCATTGCCCTGTTCGGCAACACCATCAACGACAAGGCGATCCCGAGCCGGGGAACCAGCGTCAACGTCAAAACCGGATACCCGGACACAAAGCGATAACCTATGCCGATGCCCCCCCCCACTGCCGCGCCTCCGTCCTTCTACGACAACCTGCCTCCGGGCGGAGATGCCTCTGGCGGAGGCCCTCAAGGCGGCAAGAAGCCGGGTGGCGAGTCGGATGCGGACGAAGAATTGATGAAGGGCTTCACTGGCGTATTCCGAGTTCTCTCGAAGATGGCCAAGTTGAAGAAGGAACTGAAGCCCGGCATCGACAAGCTCAAGGACGGGATCAAAGAGATCGTCGTCCAGGGTCTGAAGAAAGACCCGAAGGATTTGGATTCAGGCGATGACTCCAAGCCCGCAGATGCAGACGCCGCTCCTCCAGCACCACCGGCGGGCGGACCTCCAGCACCACCACCATCCCAATCAGACGAGAGCCACGCGGCTTAGGGAGATGATTTATGGCACTGCTTGACGATTTGAAGGGTATTCTCAGCCAAGCCGATTACGACAAGATCACAGCCAACCCGGCTGTCGCCGCCCGCATTGCGAAGGGAGATGAGTTGTATGGGTACTACGTGGGAGAAGACACACCAGTAACGCCGCCCGCCGCCGTTACTCCTCCGGCCGCAGTAGCGGCTCCTCCCGCCGGCCAGTTTGATTTGGGCGCGATCGAGCGCATGTTTGATTCTCGGCTCGGCAAGATCAGCGAGACGATCGACGCGAAGGTTGCCGACATCGTGAAGCAGCGCGGCGACGAGCTCTATAACAATGTTCGCACTGGCGTTCGCAACGATGCTCTCCAGTTGGTGAAGATTTACACCCGCCACCAGGAAGCAACCGGCAAGACCTGGGACGACGCCGAAGAGTTGAAGTTCAACGACTACCTCAAGGCGAACACCGAGTCCCTGAAGTCCGGCACCGGTGGCAAGCCGTACAAGAATTTGACCGAGGCGTACAACGACTACATCGCGCCGACCGTTACCGAGCGCACCATCGAGAGCGAAGTGACGAAGCGCGTGAAAGCGACTTCCGGTCAGCATGTTCCTGGCACGACTCCGGCACCGGTTGCGAACCGCAATATCCGGCATCTCCAACATATGAACAAGACCGCAGACGGCGCGGGCCAGACAATCGCGCAGCGCGCCGCCGCCGCCCTCGATGCGCGCATTGCGAATCGGGAAGCTCTGGCAAGTTAGGCTTTTGCAGTAGGAGTAGCAGCAAAATTTCACGGAGGCCAAGAACATGGCTTTGACGATCAACGACATCAGCGCAGTAACCACCCAATTGATCGTTCCCGATCTGGTGGACGAATACTACAAGGTCTCGCCGGTATTCACGATCATCTTCAAGGGTGATGCCGTGAAGGACTTTCCAGGTGGCCTGTACATCCAGCAGCCCATTCAGTACGCGCCGCTGAAGGCTGGTCCGTTTGCGCCAGGTTCGACCTTCGACATCTCCTACGTCCAGACGGACACGGCGATGACTTTCGCGGTCAAATACTACTACGCCAATGTGACCCTTCAGGGAACCCAACTCCCCTTGAATCGCGGCGCGGAAGCGGCCATGAACTTCGTCGAAGAGAAGATGATCAACGGCTCCCAGGCTCTGGCCCAGGCGCTAGCGATCGACATCTACAACGACGGCCAAGGCACGGTCTCCTCGCAGATTGCCCTCGACGGGTTGCTTGCCGGGTACGACGACGGCACCAACTACCCGACCTACGGAGGCCTGCCGCGCGCCGCAATCGGTTCCGGCGCATCGACGGGCATCAACGGCTACTACGCCAACATCGCCGGCCCTCTCTCGGTCACCGCGCTCCAGAAGGCTTACGGCCAGGCCACCTTCGGCAACCGTCAGCCCAACCTCATGGCCACCACGCAGTCGATCTACAACCAACTCTACAACAAGTTGGTTCCGGCGCAGCGCGTCAACGACAACGTGATGGTGGATCAGGCGCAGAACATCGGGTTCACGGCCATCCGCTTCAACAATCAGCGGCTGGTGGTCGACCAGTATGTTCCGACCGGCTACGTCTTCGGCATGAACACCGACTTCCTAAACGTGTGGATCTCGGATCACGAACTCTTCGGCTTCGGCTTCACCGGGTTCAAGGAACTGCCGAACTCGGTCGACTCCGCCGGCCAGCTTTGCTTCGGTGGCGACATCGTGGTCAGCGCGCCGCGGCTTGGCTTCATACTTTCCGGGATTACAGGGTAGCAAGTAGTTGTAAACAAACGACTTATGCAGTAGGCGCAACTGGCGCCGGGAGCTTCAAATGAGCGCAGGTTTGGATTTCGGGTATTTCAGCACAGGCAACCCGTTCACCAGCATCGACACCTACGTCGCGACTTCGACGGTGAACCAGACTACGCCTCCGTCGCAGTCCGCGATCCCGAACGGGGCTTACAACTTCCCCGGCCAGGCTTATCTGGCTCCGGTTAGCACCTTCGGCTTGCTGAACCAGAAGGGCCAGGGAGCTCCGCTCGTGCTGCGGTATGTTCGATACAACTCGACTGCCAATCCCGCTCTGGTCGCGGCTCCGGCTCCCGTGTACTGGACCGACGAGACCTTCACGACCGTATCTGGAGTTTTCTCCGAAGGCAACTTCGGCGGCGGCACGGGAAGCGCAAATTCTCTCGCAGGCCTGCTTCTTCCGAACACCACAGCGTTGCCGAGCTTGACGGCCGCGACGTTGAATGGAAACTGGGTGTGGATTGCGGTGTCGGGGTTTGTGCCTGGCGCTACCTCCATCGCGGCAGCCGCAGCCGGCGGAACTCTCATCGGCGGTGCGGGAAACTTCACATGGGCTGCGGCCATCGGCTTGAACGCTGCTCCGACCTCCGGATCGTTTGCTCGTGTTCTGACTCCGGTAACAGCCGGCTTGTCTGACTTGCTTCTCCAGTGCGACTGGACCTACTAAGGAGCTGACATGGCATTGACGCAATCAGGTATTCCGGACAATCGCGCCGAACTCGGCCTGTCCAACCAGCTCCGCACCTATCAAGAGGCGGCCGGCGTTAGCGACTACCCTACCGGTGGCTACCAGATCAATGCCAGTGCGGTTGACCTCAG